TTGGTGATGGAGCAATAAAATGAGGTATAATTGCAACGCTATATTTTTAGAGCATGCACTTTTGGATCAGAGAGAATTCACTGTCTGTTCTATTCTGCACTCTTCTGTAGGTGTGCAATGAACACATTCTCCAAAAAAGGAAACTTCCTGAAAGTCGATGATAATCTTGGTCTTGTTTTTGGATATGCAATCGTATGTCAAGAAGATGGTAAAGATTATTTCGACTTGCAGGGAGATCACATTCCTGAAGATGCAATGTTAAAGGCTTCTGTTGATTTTATGCAAGGTGACAGAGTTCTTGGCGACATGCATCGTTATAAAGAGGGTGGCAAAGTTGTTTTTGCCTTTCCTCTTACGACTGAAATTGCCAAAGCACTTAATATTGGGATTCAGAAATCTGGTTTGCTAATTGCAGTCAAGCCAGCTCTGAAAGAGACTCTTGAGAAATTCAAATCAGGAGAATACACTGGGTTTAGTATCGGCGGTCAAAGGGTTGCTGATGAAGAGGTAGAGAATGTCGAAGAATAAAAAGCAGAAGAAAAACATTATGCGTGAATTCACAATCAATGAGATTTCTGCTGTTGATGTTCCTGCCCAATCTGGTGCTACTATGGTTTTAATGAAACGACACAACAAACAGAAAGGTGATAAAATGGACGAAATGGAAATTATCAATAGACATTTGGAGCAACTAAAGCAAGAACTTGCTGCTCTGGAATCAACTGAGATGGCTGGAGAAGAAAATGCTGCAGCCACAGCAGAAACTGAAATGACTACAAAAGAATGTGCAGACAAAGAAAAAGAAATGATGGCTGCCAAGTCTGCCAAGATTGCAGAAATCATGAAAAGCATTGAAACTGGATTGGCAAAGGCTCAAGCTCTTTATCTTTTGGATGATGCTGAAAAGACTCATCTCAAATCTCTCAAAGAAGAAGACAAAGATGCATTCATTGCTAAGTCAAAAGAAGAGCGTGCAGGAGAAATCAAAAAAGCTTCTGAAGAAGATGCAGTGGTATATAAATGCATTGATGGCACTGAATATCGCAAATCTGATGATCCTCGTCTTGTTGCCATGGCGAAGCGTGCTGATGAAGCTGACAAGCTTGCAAAAGCAGAAGTGGAAAAGAACATTAAAGCTGCATTAGAAAAACGTGCAGAAGTTGAAATGAATTTCATCAAAGGAAATAGCAATGCTAAAGTAGCCTTGTTGAAATCCATCGATGGCATCAAAGATGAAAGTGTGAAAACTGAAGTTCTTGAAATCATCAAATCTGCAAATGAGGCTATGTCTCCTGCATTCCAGACTCTTGGAGTTACGAAAGCAGAAGAAGAGCCAAAAGATGCAAAAGGCAAATTAGAGTCATTGGCTAAGAAATATGCTAAAGACAATAATGTTTCCAATTCAGTAGCTATGGACGCTGTTCTAAAAACTGCTGAAGGAAAGAAACTCTACAACGAAACTCAAACAAAGTAAGGGAGATATAAATATGGCTACTGAACAAAATCTAATGTGTGTCACTATGGAAGCTGGTGGCGATCTGTCTGCAAGTCAATACTGCTTCGTGCAGTTGGCAACTGACAGCCAAGTTGATGCTGTTGCTTCTGCTGGTGGCGATGCCATTGGCATTCTACAAAATGATCCAGCTGCTGCAGGTCGTGCTGCTACAGTTGGTATCGCAGGCATCAGCCAACTGAAGCTTGGTGGTAACGTAACTGCAGGAGACAAAGTGCAATCTCATACAGATGGCACAGGCTTGCTTGCTGCTACTGCTGACCATGTACTTGCTCGTGCAATTGATGGTGGTGTTGCTGGAGACATCGTTCGTGTTCTCCTAGTTAACCATCACATCCTTGCCTAATTTTAATTAACAACAAAGAAGGGAAATAAAATATGAATCCGACTCCTGGTGATGTTCACGTAAACCAACCGCTCACTGATATTTCAGTGGCATTTATCCAAAAGGCAACTAACTATGTAGCAGACAAAGTGTTTCCAAACATTTCTGTCTCTAAGCAGTCAGACCTGTATTACACTTACGACCGTGCTTATTTCAATAAATCAAACATGGAAGTTCGTGCACCATCAACTGAATCTGCAGGTGCAGAATTCAAAGTAGATGCAACTCCAAACTATTTTGCTCCTGTTCATGCACTTCACCACGACATTGATGACCAACGTCGTGCAAATGCTGATTCTGTTCTGGATCTTGATCGTGAAGCAACTGAATTGCTTACTGGTCAGGCTTTCATCCGCAGAGAAAAGCTTTGGGTTAGCAAATATTTTGCTGGTGGTCTTTGGACTGGTGACGTAGATGGCGTTGCTTCTGCAGAGAACAACACAACTACTTTCCGTCAGTGGAATGATGCTGCTTCTGATCCTATCAACAATGTTCGCAAAGGTAAATCTTCAGTTCTTCAATCAACTGGTTTTGAGCCTAACACTCTTGTTATTGGTCAGGCTGTTTGGGATGCTCTGGTTGACCATCCTGATATCGTTGACCGTGTAAAATATGGTCAAACTGCAGGTGGTGCTGCTCGTGTGAATATTGAAGCTCTCAAAGCTCTGTTTGAAGTTGATAATATCCACATCATGAAAGCAGTAGAGAATACTGCAGCAACAGGCCAAACTGCTACCCATGCATTTATTGGTGGCAAAAAAGCTCTGTTGTGCTATTCTGCTCCAACTCCTGGAATCATGACTCCTACAGCTGGTTACACTTTCAGCTGGACTGGTTATACAGGTGCTGCTGGTGCTGGTCAGCGTATTAAGAAATTCCGTATGGAAAATCTTTCTTCTGATCGTGTTGAAATCGAAATGGCATTTGACCAGAAGCTTGTTGCTGCTGATCTTGGCTACTTCTTCGACACAATCGTAGCATAAGGATGGAGGTTTAAATGGCTTTGATATCTCGGCAACCATTTAGTCCTCATGGAAATTATGTCGCCAGAAAGAGCTTCCTGTACGATGGACAGAACTTTAAATCTGGCGACATCTTCCCTCATGAAGAGCTTGGCATTGATGAAAGAAAATTGAGCAAATTGTTCGAGGCAAATTTCATTATGCATGCTCCTAGAGTCATTATGCATGGTACTAAAGAAAATGTTGCTAAAACAATAAAAGATAAAAAACCTGATGTTGTCAAAAAATCTAAAAAGAAAAAGGGCAGCAAACGTAAATAACATGGAGATGTCCAGTTGGCTACAGAGATTGATACGATAATTGCAGACATTGAAAAGGTGACGACAAAAGTCATCAAAAAAATGTCTTTGGATATCGTAGCCAATCTTCAAGAAATAACCCCAGTAGATACTGGCTGGGCTAGAGCCAACTGGATACCATCCATAGGATCTTCTCATAGTCTTGATGGCACACCACCAAAAGATCCTGAAGAAGCAAAATCAGCTGTGGCAGCTAGAGCAGCAATTGCAGCAGAAGGAGTCTCTAGGGTAGCTAATTATGAAATTAAAGATGGTGCCATTTTCATAAGCAATAATGTTCCATATATCAAACGACTTGATGAAGGACATAGTCAAAAGGCGCCAGCAGGATTTGTTAGGCAATCAGTAGAAATTGCACTAACACAAAATCTTAAGGAACTTGATAATGTCAACCCTAACTGATATAAGAAAATTAATTTACAAAAGATTCGTAACCCAATGGGGTGATGCATCAATATATACTTTTGATAATGAAGATTTCAAGCCATCCAGAGATCAATGGGTTAGGTTATCAGTTAGAAATAATTCAAGTGTCCAAGAAACTCTTGGCACCACAGGAAACAGAAGTTATTTACGCAAAGGCTCTATCTATATTCAAATATTTTCTAAAATTGGCACAGGAGTTAAGGAATCAGATTTGCTTTGTGACTTGGCAAGAACTATATTTGAAGGAGTGACATTCAATGACATCAGATGTTATGATGCCTTTGTGAGAGAAGGCATTGATGATGTGCCTTGGAAACAGACTATAGCAGAAATACAATTCGAATACAACCAAACAAAGTAGGGAGATAATTAAATGAGTAGAGTAGTCACCAATAACGTAGGTTTAAATTATGCCAAAGAAACAGTAGCAGGAACTATTGATGCTGCACCTCAATGGAAGCAGACAGAACCAAATGCCATCAATACTTATGGCTCGACAATTTCAACAGTATCCAGAGAGCCTATCTCAAAACGCAAACAAAGACAGAAAGGCACAATCAGCGATTTGAATAGTTCTGTAGAGTTCACTCAAGACTTGACAATAGAGCCTTTTGCAGATTTCGTTGAAGGATTTACCTTCTCTACATTCAATGGCACATCAGAATTCAAGCCAACAGCAGTTACTGCAGGTGGTGCAGGTTCAGGTGCAACATTTGATATTACTTCTGCTGGTGCCGGTCCGTACACAGTTGCTACAGCCGTTGTGAGTGCTGGTGGTACAGGATACATAGTAGGTGACAAACTCGAAGTTGCAGGTACAGGAACAAAGGCAGTTCTGACTGTTGCCACTCTTTCTGGTTCTGCAGTTGCCACAGTCACAATTACTTCTGCAGGTAGCTATAGTGTGGATCCTGCAGGACTTGGAATTGCAACAACTCCAGCTTCTGGTGGTTATACTGTTGCTTCTGGTGGTGCTCTTGCTGCAAATACTTTAGTGTATGCAAGAGGATTTGCAGTTGCAGCTAACAATGGTATCAAGACTGTGTTATCAAACTCCATAGCAACTAACATCCACATCACTGGCTTGACTGCAGAGACAGTAGCATCAACCAGAAATGCAACGCTGGCAATTGCTGGTAGAAAAGCAGCCACAGGAGATTTGTCCATCACGTCTGGTGGCGATCTGGCTTCTGTTGTTCTTGACTTTACAACTCTTGGTCTGACGGTTGGTCAATCTATTTGGATTGGTGGCTCGACAGCAGGAAGCAAATTCGCTACAGCAGCAGATACAGGATATGCACGAATCACTGCGATCGCAGCAAATCTTTTATCTCTGGATAAAACCTCATTGACATTCACAGTAGATGCAGGAACAGGCAAAGACATCGAATTGTATTTTGGCAGATTTGCTCGCAACGTATCAGTAGATGATGCAGACTACAAAGAGCAAGCCTACACATTTGAACTTGCTATGCCAGACTTGAGTGCAGTTGGCGTGCCAATGTATGAATATGCTAAAGGAAACTATTGCAATAGCATGCAATTCACACTTCCTTTGACTGATAAGGCATCATTACAGCTTGGTTTCATAGGTATGGATACAGACTTGCCAACAACTACAAGAAACTCAACAGCTGCAAATGCTCTCGCTCCAACTCAAAAGGTTGCATTCGGAACTTCTTCTGATATTGCAAGATTGAGATTGCAGAAATACGATGAGACAGGACTCAGTACATACTTCAAAAACTTATCAGTAACATTAATGAATAATGTGTCTCCAGAAAAAGCTCTTGCCACTCTGGGTGCAGTGTTCATGAATGCTGGAAACTTTGATGTGAATGTTACTGCGGAACTTATCTTCACTAACTCTGCAGTAGTAGATGCAATTAGAAATAATGAAACTGTTACAATGGATTTCTCCATTAAGAATGATGATGGAGCTATACTAGTAGATATTCCATCTATGACTCTTGGTGGTGGAGCAAAGAATCTGACAATGAATGAATCAGTTAAAATTGCATTAACTGGTCAGGCATTTGAAGATGCAATTCTCGGAACTAGCATTGGTGTGTCCCTGTTCCCATACATACCTGCTTAATAGGTTAATCGCTAGCGATAGAGGAGAGAAGATGATTGCCGAGAGTTATCTTCTCTCCTCGCCCAACAACTCGGAGGAATAAAATGGTAGATTTTTCTAATATTAAAAAGGCTGATGTTTCTGAAGCATCATTAGTCAAATATGAGCTTTCTCAATTAGAGGGAGACATGTGTTTGACTCTTGCACCTGCCACAGATGCAAATAAAGCATATCTAAATGCTGTATTAAAGAGAAGCAAAATGTTATCTCGTGGCAAGGTAAATAATGTTACTGCTGATATGATTATTGAAAATCGCAACAATGATAAGAAGCTTTATGCAGAGCACATTATTAAGGAATGGAATGTTGTCGATGTTAATGGTGCAGAAGTTGAATTCAACAAGGAAAATGTTTCTGCTTTTCTTGATGCTTTGCCAAATTACATTTTTGATGAGATTAGAATTTTTGCAGCTAATCCTGTAAATTTCACTAATGGATCTGTGAATATTGAGGATGAAACAAAAAACTAATAGAACGTCTGGAATGGGAGTTGCGATGGCAGAGAGATGGATTCGTAGTTGCAGCTTCCCAAGAGAGAGGGCAACCTTTACCAGACTGGGTAATTGAAGAGCCTATCTTAATTTCAGGCGATGCATTTTATATGAAAGCATTTTCAGAATTGAGCACATGTCGTCAGATTGGTATGTCTCTTGGTCCAATTCCTTGGAGAGATATGCTTTTATATGCACAATATCATTGCCTAGATAGCTTTACTATTGATTTATTTATCAGTATAATTAAAGCTATGGACACATTCTATCTTGATTGGCACAGGAAAGAGCAGGAAAGGAATAATAAACAGTGACTGATTTCAATATCAGAGTTATTGTAGATCCAAAACCAGCCAGCGATGGCTTGGATAAGGTTAATGCCAAGCTTAAAAACACTGAATCAACTGCCGAAAGAATGAGCTCAACTATCAAGAAAGCATTTGCTGCATACGTTAGCTTTGCCTCTGTTAGATTTGCAGAGAGGATCATTAGTCAGCAAATGGAGATGATAGATGCCAATGCCAAACTTGCTGATTCTTTTGGCATATCGTATGAAGCTCTAGTGAATATGAAAACAGTAGCTGGAGGAGCTGGAGTTGGCATCGAAGCATTAACCTCAAATCTAACTATCATGCAAAGGAATTTAGTTGAAGCTGCAAAAGGTAGCGATGCACAAAAAAGAGCTTTTGAATCCATTGGCATTAGTGCAAAAGAATTGATCAACTTGTCTCCAGACAAACAATTCGATAGAATTGCAACTGCTTTGTCTAGAATACAAAATCCAACTCAGCAAATGACAACTGCCATGGAAATATTTGGCAGAGGTGCGCGTGGCATGGTCAATGTGTTTGATGAATATGGCAGAAAGATTGAGGATGCTGCAGCATTCAATGATAAATTTGGAATTTCTTTAAATAGAGTTGATGTTGCAAAAGTAGAACAAGCAAAAGATGCAATGGGCAGAGTTGGTCAAGCTATTGGAGGAATTGTTGGCAAAGTAGGAATAGAGCTTGCTCCAATAATTGAAGACATGGCTTTATGGTTCATAGATAGTGCTGATGGTGCAGATATATGGGCACAGAGAACAAAAGATGCAATTGATTCTGTTGCTTGGTTCATAGACAAATTAACAGTTGCCATCAAAGGTGTGCGAACTGCATTCGAGCAATCAACAACCATAGTTGGTGGTGGATTTGCAATGATGTATGCTCTTGCCACAGGACAAAAGGATTTGCTAAAAGGAATTCAAGAAGCAGCAAATGAAGAGATATTGAAGAAGCAAGAAGATTTGATGTCAACTCCTGGAATGGATTCAGAAGGCAAGATGCAAGAATTCATAAGAAAATCCAGAGAGCAATCCGAAGCATCTGCCAAGAAATTTGCAGAAAAGATGGAAGCAAGAACAGGCACTGGTGGTGGAGCAATTGCTTTAACTACAGTTACAGAAGCATACGAGAGACAAAAAGAACTTCTCAAGGGTCTTGTCCCAAACATGAAAGAATATGAAACTGCACAAGAAGATTTAAATTTCTTATTGTCTTCTGGCGCAATAACTGCAGATCAATATGCTGATGCCATGGACAGACTCAATATGAAATTTTTAGAAGCTGACAAAACCATAAGTGGAGGATTCATGCGTGGCTTGTTACGCATGAAAGATGAATTCTCTGACATCGGCTCTCTTGTCGATAAATCAATTACCAATGCTTTTCATGGTGCTGAAGACGCTTTAGTATCCTTTGTCACCACTGGCAAACTTAGCTTTAAAGATTTGGCAAATTCAATCGTGAGTGATTTGGCAAGAATTGCAGTTAGACAATCCATTACTGGTCCACTTTCTGATATGCTTGGCTCCATGGGTGGAAGCATATTCTCTTCTCTTGGCGGAATATTTGGTGGTGGCAGAGCTGGTGGTGGAGACGTATATCAGGGAATGTCATATGTTGTTGGTGAGAATGGTCCAGAACTTTTCAATCCTCCTGGAAGAGGAAGCATAGGACAAATAGGAAGTTCTGCAACAACTGTGAATGTTTATAACAGCACAAACTCCAAAGTTGAAGTGGCAGAATCAGTTGATGGTTCTGGCAACAGAAATATTGCCATCATGATTGATGAAATGGTTAGCACTAATATAAGAAATTCAGGAACAATGTCCAACCAAGCTTTGAGAGACACTTTTGGCTTGAATCCTTCGATGATAGGAAGATGATAGGAAGATGATATGACAATAAGTTGGCCAGCAACATTACCATCAAAAGTTCTTAGAGCGGGATTCAAGGAAACTTTTCCTGATACTTCAATCAGAACAACTATGGATGCTGGACCAGCAAAAGTAAGACGTAGATTTGTTGCACAAGCCAGTCAATATTCAGTAAGCCTATTCCTCACAAATGCTCAGGTGGATTATTTACGAACATTCTATGTGACAACTACAGAGTCAGGAACATTGCCATTCAATATGAGCAATCCAAGAACAGAAATTACGGAATCATTTAGATTTAAGACAGCTCCAGTTATCACTGCTGATGGTGCAAATTTTAATGCTGCATTCGAATTGGAGAAATTGCCATGAGTAGAGCATTATCTTCTCCAGCAAAGGTTGCAATATTTGATGAACAAACTGCAGAAGTATTTGTGCAGCTTATCGAAATATCTCATGCAAGTTTAGCCACGCCAATTAGAGTCAACAGCTCTGGCGCTGACATAATTCATGGTGGCAATACATATGTTTATTATCCATTCGAATTGATTATGCCTGATGATGTTGATGGACGTAACCAGAGAGCTAAATTGAGAATTGACAATGTGAGCAGAAGCCTAGTGCAGACCATAAGAAGCTTATCAACAGCACCATCAATAGTATTTAAAATTGTATTGGCATCTTCGCCAGATGTTGTTGAGGCTTCTTTCACAGACTTTAAACTAACAAATGTAAAATACGACGCATTTGTAATAGAGGGAGACTTAACTTTGGAGGATTTTACTTCAGAGCCATATCCTTCTGGCACATTCACACCAAACACTTTTCCAGGATTATTCTGATGGCAATTCCATTTTGGGTAGGCAAATATATAGGCATTAAGTTCGCAGAGGTTGGAAGAGATCGTGCTGGTGTTGATTGCTGGGGACTTGTTAGGCTGATTTTTATGGAGCAATATGACATCGCTCTTCCATCATATTGTAGCGAATATAAAAGAACTATTGAATCTGTAAAAATAGAAAACATCATCAGCAGAGAATCACAGCATTGGAAGCCAATTAATATTGGTGAAGAAAAATTTGGCGATGTTATTGTCATGCTGGTTCGTGGCAAACCGATGCATGTGGGTTTTGTCTTAGAAGATAAAACTATGTTGCATGCAGAGATGGGAAGAAATAGTTGCATAGAGAAATACAACTCTGTGCATTGGGAGCATAGAATATCAGGTTTTTATCGCAATGACAGATTCATCTAAGACATGGCTGATATATTGTCCTGAGCCTTTCTCAGTCAAGAGCATTGTTCAAGAAATTGAGCATGGAAAAACAATTGCTGAATTGGTAGATAGTATAAAACCGAGCTTAAACTTTGAATTGTCTGCAATTGTTTATTGCAATGATGAATTGATTACAGAAGATAGATGGGGCGATATTGTCTCGCAGCAAGGCGACAGAATAACTATTCGCATCATCCCTATGGGTGGTGGAGGTGGTGGTAAAAGCCCATTGCGCACAGTTTTAAGCTTGGCACTTATGGCTGCTGCACCTTATGCAGGTCTTCAAATTGGAGCTGCTTTGGGCATCGGCTTTCAGGCTGGCAGCAGCTTTGCAGTAACAGCCTTTGGACAATTTGTAGGCAGCTCTATATTTTCTATTGCAGGTTCATTAGCATTAAATGCAATTGCTCCACCATCAAAACCAAGGTCTGGTGCAATATCGCAAGTGCAAACTGCAGAGAAAACAACTCAATATATTGCAGGCTCTCGCAATCAGCTGCTGCCTTTCGGAACAATACCAAAGCCATTGGGCACGCACAGAATGATTCCTCCATTTGGAGCCAGACCTTATACAGAGACAATTGGCAATGACCAATATGTAAGAATGCTGTATGTTTGGGGCTACGGACCAATGTCAATATCTGATTTAAAAATTGGAGAGACTCCAATCACAGATTTCACTGATGTAGAGATAGAAACTAAACAAGGCTTTCCAGCCGATACTCCACTGACAACATATACAAATACAGTAATTCAGAATGACTTGAACATTGCATTAACTCAAGTGGCAGGATATCAAACCAGAACTACTGAAAATAATATTGATGAAATTTCTGTTGACATTACTTTTGCTAGAGGTCTTACCAAATTCAACACCAATGGTTCTCGCTCTCCATTGACCATCACTTTTGATGTTCAATATGCAGTTGCAGGAAGTGGAATATGGGTTGATGTTGCAACTCAACCAGCAATAACAATAACTGCTGATACCACTGCATCACTTCGTAGAGCATTGCGATGGACAGTTGCTGCTGGACAATATGATGTTAGAATAAGACGCAATACTGTGGATTCAGTTGACACAAATACATTCGATGCAGTTTCATGGACTGCTCTTCGCTCTGTTAGAAATACTAATCCAATAAATATGTCTGGCATTGCATGCACAGTGCTTAGAATAAAAGCCACAGACCAATTAAATGGAGTTGTGGATCAGCTGAATGGAGTTGTCACTTCTTTAATTAAAGACTGGAATGGTGCTTCTTGGGTAGCAGACACAGCATCATCAAATCCTGCTTCCATATTCAGAGAGATAATGCAAGGCAATGCTAATGCCAGACCAATTGCAGATTCAAGATTAAATTTAACTGACTTGCAGACTTGGCATGCGAATTGTGCAGCTGCAGGAAGACAATTCAATTATGTTGTTGACACTCGTCGTAGCATTGGAGATTTATTGCAAGACGTTGCAGCTGCAGGCAGAGCATCAGTTTCTCAAATAGATGGCAAGTGGACTATAATTGAAGACAAAGTGCAGACTGTGCCAATACAAGAATTCACACCAAGAAATACATATAATTTTGCTTCTCAAAAAGCATTCGCAGACTTACCACATGCCATTAAAATAAATTTCATCAACAAGAATTCAGGATATCAGCCAGACCAAAGAATAGTTTATGATGATGGATATGATGCCAATAATGCAACCAAGTTCGAGACTTTAGATTTAGTTGGCATTACAGATCCAGACCAAGTATATAAGGATGGAAGATATCACATAGCATCAGCAAGATTGCGTCCAGAAATGTATCGCTTCAACACTGACATTGAGCACATAGCATGCACTCGTGGAGATTTGATTCGCATGAATCATGATGTTATGTTAGTTGGTCTTGGTTATGCAAGAATTAAATCAATCAATTCTTCTGGCGGATTGGCACAATCAATTGTTATTGATGATATATTCACCATGTCTGATCATAAAACATATCAAGTTAGAATCAGAACAAATACAGGAACAAGGTTGGAAACTATTGCAACAGTAGTTGGTGATCAGAGCACAATCAGCTTCGTAACGCCATTCACAAGTACATTAATTCAAGTTGGAAATTTAGTGTCTTTTGGAGAAGCTGGAAGTGAGAGTGCAGAATACATAGTCAAGTCAATAAGACCAACAGCAAATATGACAGCAGAGATTATATGTGTTGATGCATCTCCTGCAATTCATTCTGCAGACACAGGAACAATTCCTGCATTTTCTTCATCCATAACTATGCCAGAAGAATTGCAGCAGCCACCAACGCCAATATTAGTACAAGTGCAGACTGGCGAAGAAGCATTGATTGTGAATGCTGATGGCGGAATTGTCAATGCTGCAATTATAACTTTAGAGCCACCAAAATATAGCAGATATCTAGAGCCGATAGTTTATCAAAAAGGTAGCACAGAAAATGTCTGGACTGAATCAGTAATTACTACAACTAACAATACCATCACAGTATTGAATATGGTTGCAGGAACATATTATGATTTTAAAATAATATATAAAAATCAAAATGGCATATATTCTAAACCATTATACATATATAACCAAATAATATCAGGTGCTGATGCTCCAGACGATGTAACTAATTTCAACGTTAATATATTGAGTGGCACTGCATATCTCTCTTGGGATCTAGTGGTTGGAAAAACAATATCTCATTATCAAATAAAATATAATGCATTAACAACTGGTGCCACTTGGGCTAATTCTTTTATATTGGTTGATAAAATTTCTGCAGCACAGAATACAATAACTGTTCCTGCTTTGACTGGCACATATTTAATAAAAGCAATTACTGCTTCTGGAGTTTATAGCACTAATGAAACTCTGATAGTTTCTACAATTGGCGACATTTTGGGTCTTAATGCAGTTGCATCATTGCCACAACACTCAACATTCGTTGGAGATAAAACGAATTGTAGTGTTTCTGCTGGCTCATTAATATTGACCAGCCCAACGACTGGTGGAGATGGTGGCTCAATTCTTGGTTCTGGAACTTATGTTTTTGCCATCGATGGATTCATGGACACTTGGTTAAATGTAGATAATGTTCCAAATTTTGATACATTTACAGAGCCAGCAGTAGATTTAGGAGCCATATACACATCTACATTATCAGCTGATGTTACATCGATAGGAGTTGATACAACTGCTTATGTTGATGATTGGGGCAATGTTGATGCGATTGAGGACTGGGACGGAACTGCACCTCCATCTAGTTGGTCAATTAAATTGCAGGTCAGAACAACAACTGATGATCCAGCAGCAACTCCAGTTTGGACTGCTTGGAGAGATTTCATAATTGGAGAATATACTGCCAGAGCATTCCAATTCAGAATGATATTGTACAGTTATACAACAGGAATAACTCCATCAATTAGTGCATTAACTGCTCTAATAGACATGCCAGACAGAACAACCAAAGGAGATAATATCTCTGCTTTATCAACTGATGCAACTGGCACTCAAATAACTTTTTTGAAGCCTTTTCGTGCAACTCCAGCTATAGTAATTACGGGACAAACTATGTCGACTGGTGATTATTGGGAGTTGTCAGATCAGAATGCTTTAGGATTCAAAATAAAATTCTTTAATTCTGTCGGAACTAGAATAACCAAAACATTCGACTATAACGCCGTGGGATACGGAGAGGGAGCATAATATGTCACAACAAAATCCAGAAATTGCAGCAAATCAGACTGGTCTTCAATATAGAACTCAAGATAATGCAGGTAAAGTAGCACTAATGAATCATCACAAAGGAGCCACAGCACCATCATATGCTGCTGCAGGTATTATTTGGATAGATGATGCTGCCACTCCTTGGCTAATGAAAGTGCATGATGGCACAGATTGGATTACAATAGCATCAATAAATGCCACAACAAATGCAATAGAAATGTATCATGGTGCTGCAGGAATTAGACTGTTGAATCATGCAGCAGACACAGGATTAGCAGATGCTTATGTAGTTGCTCCATCGCCAGTCATTGCTGCATATGCAACAGGACAGATAGTAACACTGAAACCTGCCAATGTCAATACAGGTGCATCTACCATCAATGTTAATGGTCTTGGGGTTAAGAGCATCAAGACTGTCTCTGGTGCAGATCCTGCTGCTGGAGAATTAGCCACTGCTGGCATATATACTCTTGTGTATGATGGAACTAATTTCGTAGTAACGAATGTTGCTAAATTAGCAGGTGAATATTTAAATTATGCAGCAGACACAGGAGCAGCAGATGCTTATGTAGTTGCTCCCTCACCAGCCATCACTGCATATGCAACAGGACAAATAGTAAAATTGAAACCTGCGAATGCCAATACAGGTGCATCTACCATCAATGTTAATGGTCTTGGGATTAAGAGCATCAAGAATCTTGATGGAACTGCTATTGCAGCTAACACATTATTGACAACAGGAACATATCCATTAATATATAATGGTACAGATTTTAATATTATGTTTGTTACTTCTTCTGCTTCAAATGAGGGTGGTTCAACCACGACATCAAGCGGAGCAAATGTAACTCTAACTTCAGCCAGCACAAAATTACAAATATTTACCGCAACAACCTATGGACTTTCCGTTGTGTTGCCAAATGCAACCACATTGTCTCTTGGACAATCTTATAGCGTTAAAAATGCTGGAACTTACACATTCACTATAATTGATAATGCTGGAAATGTTAAGGGTGTTGTGAATGCTGGTGAAACTGTAACTGTACGTTGCTCTAGCATTAGCACCGCTGCAGGAGTATGGCATAACGATCAAATGTCTCCCTCAAAGATTAATGATTTAATACATCTTGATACTTTGAATGCAGTTACCTATACGATAGCCACAAACACCAATAAAGAATGTTTTACTCCAATATCCGACACCACAGCACTAGTGCTATATTGGGATAATACAGCTACTGCTGCGGTCAAAGCCTGTGTCGTGACATCTACTGGTGAGGGGCTGTCTTTGGGTGCAATCACCACTATTGAAGCATTAGCAGCTGTGAGTGAGCTAACTTGTATTGCATTAGATTCTACCCACGTTTTAATTTCTTACAGTACTACAGCAACACATAAAGTGATGGTGCTTTCAATTTCAGGCACAACAGTAACAGCTAATGCAGCTGTAGTAGTGGCTGCTACTAGCACTGATAACATACACTTATTCTACATCTCTTCAACATCAGCATATCTAGGCTACTCTACAGGAGTTACTGCAAAAGGAGTGGTTATTACTGTTTCTGGCACAACTCCGACAGTCAATGCTATAACCAGTGGTTTTGGTGGAGTTGTAGATGGCACAGAATATCTTTCGGTTTGCCAATTATCAGCAACAGCTTATTTCTATGCTTATCGCGGCACAACTAACTATTTAGGTGCCCAAGTGTTTACTGTTTCTGGCACGACTGTAACAGCTAATGCAGCTGTAGCTAATATGAGTATTTCAGTTACGCAGGATAATATAAAGTGTGTCGCCGTATCAGCCACCACAGCCTTGATCGTATCAAGATCTTCTACCACCATTAATCTATGGTCTGTAACAATATCAGGCACAACAATTAATAACTATCCAGAGACTACATTAAACATTTTTGCAGGTATAGCAAATCCTACAATTCGAGGGATTATATTTACAAATGGAAGAGGTATAATTTTCATGACTGGGGATACTAATGGTGGAGGTGCATATAGGATCTATATGCGGAGCTTCTATATTGATCAACAAACAAGAAAATTAATGTTATCTGAATTATTATCCGACTCCATTTCTCCAATTACTACTAACACTAGTGGCAATCCTTCAGTTGGTTTAATCACAACATTGACTGGAAAGTATGGCTTGATAGGACGTAATGCTGCTAATAATGGATATGCTATAATTCCACTTAACTTCGCATCCTAGGAGAAAACAATGAAAATAGTTAGAAGAAAATCTGATACTGTAGTGTTATTTGCTGGAGAAGTAATAGAAATATTTTCCTCACATATACAGATCGAAAACAAAGGCAAATTTTATCATGAAGAGAATTTTTTCAACTTAGAGGTATTAGATGTTGCTGAATTACCGCAGGATTTTGTTTATGGCGGATTCACCTATGTCAATGGAGTTTTTACTCCAACTGATATAGGTCTAGCATATCGAGCTAAGGTTAATGCCGAGAAGGCTCAGGCCGATTTAATCGCCAATCAGAAATTAGCGCAGGAAGCCCTAGACAAATCTGACATGGTAGCAATTCGCTGTATGAAAGTTAATGCACCTTTCCCAGCAGAGTGGCAGGCTTACGTAGCAGATCTACGCGCGGTCATTCAAGGCATTTCTAATGTGCTTCCGACGCAACCAGCATATCCAGCAGGAACATAATTCAGCAGTTTGATATTTGATCAATTAAAGAGTATAATTAAAATAAAAAGGAGATAAAATGTCAGATTGTGATTGTAATTCTAAAGAAGATAAAAAGTGGCATTTAGAGAAGAAAGTGACGATCGGCCACTTATTTACAACAGTAACAGTAGCAGTTGGCGTTTTAATGTATATGGGAAAAATTGAAACGACCTTGAGCCTTCATACATTCCAGATCAATCATTTGGAATTTGAGAGACAAGAATCAGACAAGAAGATTGAGTCCCAATTTAATAAGATTGAATCTTTTCTGACTAGAATAGAAGATAAATTAGATAGAAAAGTAGATAAGGCGAATAGACAATAATGTATTCATTTGGCGACAAAAGCGAAGAAAGACTAAATGATAAGTTGGATCCAGCAATGGTTCGAGTTATCAGAAAAGCAATGTCATATCAAATCATGGATTTTTCAGTTCGCGAAACTTTAAGAACTGCAGAACGTCAAAAGATATTATTTGATGATGGCAAAACAACAACAATGAATAGCAAACATTTAATGCAATCTGATGGTTATTCGCATGCTGTTGATTTATATCCATCTCCAATAGATATGGAAGCAGTCAATAAAGGCAGCGCTAAAGAGATTTCAAGATTTGGAGTTCTGGCTGGTCTTATGAAAAGAGCAGCACAAGAAGAAGGAGTTACTATCAAGTGGGGTGGAGATTGGGACAGTGATGGTCAGACACTTGATCATACATTCTTTGATGCACCACACTTTGAGCGTGTATAAGCCATAAGCAGGCAGTGGCATATTTGTCTGCAATAGAAAAGGAAAATAAAATGTTAAAAGGTTTTAAAGTTATTATTCTCGGTGCTATCGTAGCAGTGTTGTCTTATTTGCAATCTGATGCTGTGGCAGCATTCATACAAGCCAATCCAGGAACTGCTTCTGGTGCTTTTATGATGTTCATCACCATTACCAGAGCAATTACCACTTCTCCAATCTTCTCGTCTTTCATCAGCAGCTTGAATCTTCCTAAAAATAAAGACAGTGAAAAAGGTGCAGCATTGCTTGTCATTCCTTTGATTTTGTTGTTGGTGCCATTTGCCACTGGTCTTGTTTCTATCGATATGAAAATGCCATCGGTAAAGATGGAAAAGCCAATCATCAAGATCCATAAAGAAGCCTTGAGCAAAGGCGTTATGGACATGTCAAAGGTGAATAAATAAGTGAGCATATTTTCCATATCACTTGGAGGTGCGACAGTTGCTGTATTGCTATGGCTGCTCATTCGCATCTCCAAGGATAGCGGAAAATCTGAAATCATTGCCAAGATTGAAAGAGAGAAGAATGATGCTGTTATTGAAAAGAATATTAGGGATAGCATTAATAACTCCGATCCTGATTGGCTTAACCGCATGCGAGACAAAAAAGACTAATGATTATTGCACACTGTACGAAGTTGAAAAGAATTTCTGCAGCATAAAAAGTGCCAATAATTATTGCACCTTTGTTTGTGGCTGCACACCAAAAGACACTAGAGATAGAAAAATAGATAAATGCAACTGTGATTTGAAGGAGAAATAAAATGGCCACAACAGTATATTATGAAGAATATGTTTCTGATTATTCAAAAATTAGAGGAGATATCATTCCAGTTCCAATTGTTGCAACAGCTCATGATACTGCTACTGCTCAAGAAATAACTTTGGATACCAATGCTAAATTTATGCGCATCACTACTGTTGCTGCAGCAGTGTCATTTGATTTCACAACAGCAGCTCTGATGCCAGCAAGCACAAAGAAAAGAACTGTTCCTGCAAATTCGAGCATGCTGTTTGAAATTCCATTGAATGCTACTAAAGTTGCATTATTGACGGCAGCATAATATGTCATTGCCATCAGACATAAAACAAGTAAAGAATAATGATTTCATCATAGAGATGACTATCAAAAATCCAGATGGAACTTTATTTCCAATCACAGGATATAATCTTTATTTTGAAATAAAGAAAACTTATGATGCTGTGGCAATTGTCAAGAAGAATTCAATAACTAGCCCAACAGAAGTATTCATCCATGATTCTGTTAACTCAAAAATAAGAGCCAAAGTTCTTAAGACAGAAACCATTGGCATAACTTCAGGAGAATATTATTATCAATTGACAATTGTTGATGGAGCAGGTAATGCTGCATCATTGGTGAATATTAATGGCAATGCTGGCAAAATAACTTTTACAGAACAGATAGCTGTGCAACCGTAGGTGAATAATGGTAGCTAAAATAGCAAACTTAGTACAACAAGCAACCACATCAAATGGCACTGGAGATTTGATACTCAATGCTGTTAATGGCAGACAATCTTTCAATTCTGCCTTTGGCAATGGTGTAACTCTTAATGTATTTTATTATTTCATAGCACACCAGACACTTGTTGAGTGGGAAATTGGAACAGGACACTTGTCTGATTCTGTGACTTTAGTTAGAGATACTGTCATTGCGTCTAGCAATTTGAATCTTGCAGTGAATTTTAGTGCAGGAACAAAAGACATAGTCAATGATTTGCCAGCATCATTGCAGACACAATTGGAGACTCTTATTGCAGACTTGGCATTGAAAGCTCCATTAATAAGTCCAGTCTTTACTACGCCAAATATTGGAGTGGCAGCGACAACCAGACTCAATTTCAATACTGTCACTGTGCGTCCTACTTGGGCTGCTGGACAAATGTATTATGATAGTACAGAGCAATCCCTTGCATTCGATACAGACATCTCTGGAGTAAATTGTCACATTGGCAAAGAGCTGATACTTAAAGTTAAAAATAATACAGCCGCTATATTAACAAAAGAGCAAGTTGTTTATGTCAGCGGAGCTCAAGGCAATATGCCAACTGCAGCACTGGCAAAAGCAGATACATCATTGACCTCTGACACTACAATTGGAATTGTGTTGGCAAATATAGCAGTTGGTGGATTTGGATATATCATAACTTCTGGAATATTTGAAGGATTTAATACTGCTGCATTTTTAGATGGAGATCCATTATTTGTTTCAGATATTACAGCAGGATTGGTAACCAAAACAAAACCTGTGGCTCCTAATCATTCAGTTAGGCTTGGTTATGCTTTAAATTCAACAAACAATGGAAAAATATATGTTGAAATTGTAAATGGCTTTCAATCAACAGACTTACACGACATTGATGCTACTGCTGCAGATGCCACAGGAAAGACATTGATATGGGACAATACACTTAAGAAATATGTTGCTGGATTTATACAGCCACAAACAGGAATGTCATTCTATTTGTCTGGAACAGCATCAGACATTGCAACATATAAAAAGATGTTGTCGACAACCTACACTCCAAAAACAACATTAAGCACTGCTGGAGTAATTAACAATCAAATTCTTGGCAACTGGGCAACTGATATTGGAATACCGAATGTGTCCTTTCTTCCTGCTGGCGAATTTGAATTGCATTTGCATGCTGCTAAAACTGCAGGAACTCAAGTTGCTAAAGTTTATGGAGAGCTTTGGGAAGTTGATGCAGCTGGAGTTGACATTGCGCTGGTAACTACAACTGAATCATCAGCAGCTCTTGGTGCAACAGAGACTGAGAATAGATTATTCTATCGAAATCCAAATCCACATACAATGACTAATTCTAGTTCTAGACTTGTCATGAGAATTAAAGCTAATATATCTGGTGCTGGAACTGCACCAACAATTGCACTTTATTATGGTGATGCTTCTGATAGTTTCGTGTTGACTCCAACTCCATTATCAACTGCGAATGTGTATGTTAATAATTCTTTAACTGTAACTGGCACAAATTGGACAACAACAAGAGCAGTTGGTCAAGCATACACACCTAATGGCACAGATTGGTGGATGAGATTTTCAATAAGAGGAACATTGAGCGTAGCAGCTGCAAGCAATACAATAGCCATATCTGGAACAGTTGCTAAAAATATTGCCAACTTTAATCAAGCAGTAACTGCATTCTTAACAGAGACAGGAGTTGCAGACAGAGCAGCAATAACTAAAAAAATTAGTCCAAACACTGGCACAATTTCTATTGCAGCAACTGGCGGGAATTATAATGAGATTTCCATAACAGGAGAAATAGAGCTTGATGCTAAACCGTCATGGGTGTAATTGAATGGCAGGCATAGGCACACAAGCAATTGGAGCTGTTAATGGAGCACCATCAATTATTTCCAATGTATATGTAGAGAAGACATCTGACTTCTTTTATCATGGATTAGTAGATGTGAATGCATATTATCAGAATTTAACGCAGACAGTAGAATATAATAGATCTTTATTGGAAGTCACATTATATAATACTTAGATAAAAATCTCATTGTATATTTCTCTCCAACCAGTCACATTCTCTTTCACAGAAAGCATAGGCTCAATCATTGTTGTTCCACCAATCTTATTAAGATCCATAGCGCAATTTCCGTCCCAAATGAATATTTCTTTTCTGTCTATTATATTTAAAAATGTGTAGCAAGTGCCGCCCTTCTTCCAATAACTATCAAGCCACAATGGCTGAGCTGGTTGATAATTTATTTTTGATGGCATCTTCAATTCTGATTTTAATTCTATCCAGCCTGCATTATTATTATGCATGAAGAATACATCTGGCATTCCAGGATCGAGTTTATTCTCTACTCTCATCATTGCATCTAGTGGTAAGTTCTCTCTCATCTTTGCCCAGAATTCTGCTTCTTTCATAAGTTGTCTCCCCAACCATAAATTTCGCTCCTCCTTTCATCCTTTAATTAATCTTCTAATTCCTCCAAAAAGAAATTGGTTGGATCTTTATTCACTAGATCTGCTATGCTCTTTTTGTTTCTTAGCGCTCTTATTATTTTGCCATCCACTGTGCCAGCAGCTTCAACATCAGTATATGTTACGCTATTCTTAGTGCCAATTCTATGCGTTCTGTCCTCACTTTGCAGACGTAATTCTAAATCAAAATCATTGCTATGATAAATTGGATTTTCGCAAGCAGTAAGTGTGATGCTTCGTCCTGCTGCCTTTGGATGTGCAACAATATATCTTAAGTCAGAATTTGGATCTTGGAACTGCCTAACTATCGGCATTCTATCATCAATGTCTGTGTCACCATAATATGCAACTGCTGCATTTCTTCCGTGATCATTCTGCAGCTCTTGAGTGATTCTCTCTATGTCTTTTTTGAATCTTGCCCAAATAACTACCTTGCCATCAGTATCAAAGCAATGTTGGCGAACTGCCTCCAGCTTTGGATTGTCTCCTGTAATTGGAGTCAGAAAATCATCACCATCAGCAGGAAACCAACCACAAGTTATTTGCTGCAATCTTAATAACCTAACTATGCCAAGCAATGCAGTCAGGCGTTTGTCACCAAGATCTGCATAGAAATTTTTCTTAACTGAATTATATATATCTCTTTGCTGTGGAGTTAGCTGCACTTTCCAACGCTTCCATAGTTTTGGTGGCAGATCCAAGCAGTCAGCCTTTGTCTTTCTATATGAATGCGATTCGATCATTTTACTTAATTCATCAACATTCTTATATCCAATGATCTGTCTATTTTCAAATCCACCCATGGTGCAAAAATGGCTTCTAAATGTGTAGAAACTATCATAGCCTAAGATTGCAGGATCAAGCCAATTCATCTGTGAATAAATGTCTTCTAGCCCTTTAGTGATGGCTGTTCCAGTCATTATTCGTTTGTATTTTGCAGGCTTGCACACTTTAGTAAGATATTTAGTCCTAAGTGCAGAAGGATTCTTGATGTATTGACTTTCATCAATTATGACGATGCAACGATATATTGCCATTAAATGCTCAATTATTTTCTTGGCTTTATCAGAAGTGAATCCTTCAATATTGAAAGAGAATATTTTTAGCAAGTCTTTCTTATTGTTTAATCTAGTCAATGATTCCTGCATTGCCTTATTCATCTTGGATGAATAAACCCAACCCTCATAATTTACCCATTCTGGCAAATGCTCTGGGATTTCTATTTCCACAAAATTTAAATGTGCTCCATTTGGAGCTATAATTATGGCTGCTTCTATAGAGCCTTTGGCATAAAGATATGCAATGGTATCAATGGCTACTTTAGTTTTCCCTGTCCCCTGTTCCATGAGCAGTGCGAACTTTTCTTTTTCGCGACTCAAAAGAAAAGATTGTCTCTGATGATCGAATGGTTTCGTCTTATATTCATAAGAGCCATCATCTTCAAGAATTATTTCTTTTTTATTGAGAGTGTCAATTGCTTCTAATTGGCTCTTGATAAAGTCATCAACATGCTGCTGAGTGCCATCAAGCCATTGAGCTTCTGGCCAATTCTCATTTATGTATGTGATGTTGTTGGCTGTCGGTCTGAATATCATCTCTCTTGTTCCATCTTTCCATTTTCTGAATCCGGGAAGACCTAACAATTTATGATATGCTTCAGCCGACAGCTCAACTTTTGCAAGACAATTATTTCCGTATGGTAGAATTTTCAACTTAAATCATTTCCACAAAGTCATGATTAACGTCCCAACGCAAATCAACTACGCGACCTTTCGCTTCTTGATAATCTTCAAACAACATTCCCTCTTTGGCAATATTCCAAGAGTGCCATCCACAAGTACCAGCTCTGCGTGGATTTATTTCTGTCAGTTTATGAATTCTTTTTCCTTTGAATTCTGATAGCGGACCAGGAAGACTGCCCTTTATACGTTTGGGCTTATTAATAGATTTATTGTCTGCTGTCTTTACAACATTCTCTTTTTTGCTATCTTGCATTTTTATCTCCTTTGCATTTAAATTGGAAAAATTAGTTATGTTATTCTTCTCCAAGATTGCTGCTGTACGATTAAGTGCAATCATCTTGGTCTCGAATTTCTTCACCTTGACATCAGAATACTTATTATGAATCTCTGCCAACTCAACATTGGTATAATTTGCATCTGCTAGTGCTTTGATTATGTGCTTCATTTTATTTTCCTTTATTCCTTTGATATGTCATGACATATGACATATTCATTATGCCTCTTTTTTGGGAATAATAAAACAGTTTTCTTGACTAATTAATTGATTTATTTGATTTTTATTGTTATTGAAATTAGCTAAATAAAACAATTATTTAGCTAATTGTCCTAAAGTTATGGATTAGAACACTCATCTTTTCTTAGTTTTCTCCAGCGATCTATGTATATCTTTCTGAAGCCTTTTCTTTGCTTTCCTTTGAATATATACCAATCACCAACCACACCTTCTTCAACTAATTTCTTGCCCCACTTTAGATATGAATATCTTGATACTTGGCACATCATGGATGAAGTGTCATCTTCAACTGTGAAGTTTAAGAACAATGTCTGTCCTTCCCACATCACACCACCACGCTTTTCAAGATTGACAAGTTCATTGCCATCGCGCAAATTCTTTTCAGTTAATTTTGCTATGAAGCAAAAGACACCTTCATCCTCAGAAGTTATGTCTTTGAGAAATGTTAATTTGCTAGATATGTTGTATTTAGTTGGATTTTCGAATATATCTCCAAATCTCTCGTGGCATTCATACAACATATCATATGGCGTAACTGCATTGTTCATCCTTTTGATATGGCTTGGACTTAATTCCTTCCCTTCTTTTTTTCTTTTAATTATTTCTTTTGCAATTTTTCCAGCCACACCTTTGACACCAACCAATCCACCAACAAGAACTCTGTCCTGAATAGTCCAATTCTCTTGGCTCTTGTCCTTATCAAATGCAATGTATTTATATCCATCCTTATCTATCTCTCTTAATATTTTAATCATTTGATCATTGGTGGCTGGATTGCGCAAACAAGCAGCAGCATATTCTAGAGGGAAATGAGCTTTCAATACGCAGCACCAATATGATAACAATCCATAGGCAACAGCATGAGAGCGATTGAAACTCCAACTTCCCATAGTATTGATGTTGTCCCATATTATTTTGGCCTGCTCTGAAGTTATTCCTTGGCTGTTTGCTCCTTGTTCAAATCTAATCCAGAACTGATCAAAGAATTCTTTGCCGAGAGATTTACTCATGGCTTTGCGAAGTGATGAAACGTCTTCCCAAGATAATTTTCCAATGATTCTGGCAATCTGCATAACCTGCTCTTGATACACAATTGTGCCATAAGTAACTTTGGTTATGTCTTCTGCTAATGGGTGTAAATATTCAACTTCTTTTTCTCCCATGCGTCTCTTTAGAAATTCAGTCGCACC